TATTCGTACTTCTTATGACATAAGTGGTGATGCTTTTTCTTCTGTTATGGTTATCTTTCTTCGAGATCCCAAAACAAAGAAAGAAACTAAAAATTGGTCTGTTTATCAGGAATGGACTGCTTGGCGTCAGTGGTATGAACGTCTAGATAGATGGCAGGTATACTCTAAATACAATATGGCCGAAGATGGAACAGTTAGACTTAAAGGTACTAACGGTCGTCCAGTTCGTATTGGTGCTGGTCTATTAGAACAGATTTCTCCTTCAAATAAGAGATCTTACACAACCTTAACCCTTGAGATCCTCGACAGTTTCCTGTCAGATCTTACCTATAATATTCGTGGTTTTGGTGATCGTAATTTCATTGCTCTTGGTGGGGAAATGGCTCTTCGTGAGTTTGACCGTGTTCTTAGGGATAAGGCATCTGGGTATACATTCATGGATCATTCGTTCTTCGTATCTGGTTCAGGTCAGAACCTTGAACTTGGTGGACAGTTTACCACATACAGAGGACTTAATGGTATCTCTCTGACATTGAAACACTTACCAATACTCGATGACACGATTCATAATCGTAAGTTACATCCAGTATCAGGCAAGCCACTCGAATCCTACAAGATGATTATTCTTGATGCTGGAATGAGAGATGGTGAACCTAACCTGCGTAAAGTTGTTCGTAAGGATCGTGAATTAGTTGTATGGCATACATCTGGTTCTGTAGCTCCAAATCAGGGACACGCTAAGTCTATTGATACACTTCGTTCGAATGCAAAAGACGGATACTCAGTTCACTTCTTAACTGAACAGGGTATTATGCTTGCAGATCCTACTACAAGTGGTATCTTATACTGCGATGCAGAATAATAAATAATTAGGGGTGGCGGGGTTTAAACTACTCCGCCTCTCTTTATTTTTAACTTAAATCTATAACTATAATGAGAGTTATATTGCGCCCATTGGGCAGAGGTAATTGGTCAGGTATACGCAAATATAAAGGTTGTCATGATGACCTTGGACCATATTTCACAAGGTCTGGTGCACTCTATACAGGGTTGACACTGGAAGATGAAAAAAGATTAGGGGCACTATTAGGTGTCGATTTACGTAGGTCTAACGATAATCCTTTTTGGATTAATTTTTTCATTAGGACCTCGACAAATGATATTATTTTAGATACTGATGATCCTATGGATGAACTGAAGTATCTGTTTTTAAAGAATCACAAACGGGTTAAGAAATCACTATTGGATAATAATCCCTCGGCTAACTTTGTAATTATTAATAAGGATGAAGAGGCTAAGGTTGAGAATAGTGTTAACAGACTTAAACGTACTGCTATTAGGGAATTCGATAAGTTAAGTCCTACTGAAATCAGGAAGGCTTTGCGTATATTAGGTTACAATGCAGAAAGTATGTCTTCTGAGGTTGCTGAGAATAAATTGTATAATTTAGTTGAAGCTAATCCAAAGAAATTTCTTGACAAATGGGTAGACAATAAATCCCGTGAAATTGAGGTTCTTGTAGAAACAGCAATATCCAAAAACGTTATTACTAAGAATAAGACCGTTTACAGATATGGTTCAGAGATCATAGGTCATAATCTTCAGGATACTCTTGACTATTTATCAAATCCTTTAAATCAGGATATTAGGTTGACTATAGCAAAATCATGTCAAACTAAGGATGTATATATGGAAAATGAGGCATCTGACGAACAAGTTTCTAAATCTTTAATATCAGAAAATGATATCAAACCCACAAAAAAGGTAACGAAAAAAGAAGAAACCAATGACTAAAAACGAGTGCTATACAGCGTTTAATATTGAATTAGATAAAATCGATTCATTACAATACCCTAACTTTACTGATGCAGAGAAGGCTTATTTTTTTGATAGGGCACAAGAGCAGAAGATAAAGACTATAGTAACTGGTAATAATTCAGCAGGCACTTCTTTTGAACAGAATCAAAAAAGGATGGATGATCTTAGATTACTGGTGGTAGAGGCAACTCTACCTACAGTAATAGATCCAGGTACTTTATCTGAAAAGCCAAATTGCTATATAGCAGATTTGACTGATCTTACCACAGACCTATACATGTACACTGTAGGCGAAGAATGTACAATTACTTATACGGATAGGATCTCACATGCGAGTGTGAACAAGATCCAACCAATTACGGAATGTACTGCAAATAACTATATAATGAAAGTACATGATCCATTATCTCCACACTTATTGCATTATAATACAGCAGCCCCTCTTAGGATAACTAAGGGAGATATAGTTGAACTAATATCAGATGGTACTTATAGTGTACTTAATTATGTAATTAGGTATATAAAGCAGCCCACCTCATTCGGTACATTGCTTGGTACTGAGAGTCCGGACTTCCCAACTCACGTCCATTCAGAGTTAGTAAAACTCGCTGTCAATATTGCACTTGAGAGTATAGAATCACCCCGTATTCAGTCATACCCGATTAAGGTATCTGAAATGGAGTAATATTAATTTTAATAAATAATAAAAATGATTACAAAACCTTTAAAACTCTTCATTGGTAAGGACGTTGCAAGGGATGCCGATATTCTTGGCGGTGTAACTCTGGCAGCTATGATAAATACTGCTGGTACTACTCCACTTCAGGACGGTGATCTTGTTGTTCTTGATAAAAACATGAAAGTATTAGCACCTGGCGCTACTATTGCTGATTCAGATACTATCTACATCGCAATGGGTCATAGTGTTACATTCACTGTTGTCAATGAAGCTGGTACAAGCATTGCTGCTCGTAAGATTAAACTTTCAGATCCAATTAAAGCTGGACATGTAAAAGTATATTCTGGTAAAGCAACTGCTGCTAAAGCTGAACAGGTATGGTCAACAGACCTTACTGGTGTTACACCTACTCTTGCTAGAGAGTATGTTCTTCATATAGTATACAAAGATTTATATGAACATCCTGGTTTATTCAGACAGACTTTCCGTCATACAGCTGTTGCTGCTGATGTAGTTGTTGATTGCCATGTATTTGGTGCTGCTTTTGCTGCACTGGTAAACGCTGATCCTAATTCTAGGGTTACTGCAACCTGGACAGATGCAACTGATATATTAGCATTAACAGGTAAACCAATTGTTGGTTGTACTACAGGCCTTAATGATATCGATGAATTTGATATGGTTAGGTTTGAATGCTTCTTCAACTATATTGATGCTAATGGTAGAGAACAGGAATTCAATGATTTTACATTAACAACCAATTGCTCATTTGGTACCGGAACATGGGAACTTATGAGGGATCTTGAAAAAGAGGCTTGGGGAAATGATGGTGTAAGTAATAGAATTCAGTTCCCAATTATTCTTCCAGAATTTCGTACTGTAAAGAGTGCTGGTTACAATATTGTGACTATCGAACATGATGTTCCATATAAGACTCCTAATAATCTTTATTCTGAGACAACTCAGGTTAAGACTATTATAGCCTTCCATAATGGAGCTAATGGTGATGCACAACAGGCCTTTGTTCTTTCACAGTTGAATCCTTGGATGGCATCAGATGCTATGGCATTTCCTAATATAGCTGCTCTCTAATAGTAACAATTAAATACTTATAATTATGGCAAACTCGAATGAATTTCTAAATAAGAGAGTATTAAAAGTTACTTATGATGTAGCTGTTAATGGTGGTACAGATGATACTACTTATACTCTTGGTTATATCCCAAAAGATGCTATCATAGTTGGTGGTTACGGTATAACCCGTACTGCTTTTGATGATGGTGCTGATGAATCAACTACTATATCTATAGGGTATACTGGTGCTGCTGCTGGCTTAAAAGCTGCTGCTGCTGGGTCAGTATATAACGGATATACAAATAAATGTTTTACATTGCTCGCAGGCGTAGGTACAGGCGCAGATGCTGCTCAGGATACTGCTGCGGAACTCGCTGTTCTTATTGCTGCTGCTTATATTGTAACAAGTGCAGAAACTGCAATTACTGTTACTTTAAGTAATGATACAAATTTTACCGCTGGTAAAATGGACATCTATATTGAATACGTAGTTTAATTACTTTATGAAAGGGTGGGGAAACCCACCCTTTTTAATATCTAATACATGAGCATTTCTTGTGATATAACTGGTATTTCAGACTCTACATATCGTAGTGGATATGGTTTATTGTATAATTGGTATGCGGTATCTAACTTTCGTGGTTTAGCTCCTACTGGTTGGCATATACCAACTCTTTCCGAATGGCAGACTTTACAAACATATTTAGGTGGTGATGTTTCAGCCGGTATAGC